CTTGGCCCACCCGCCAATACGCTCCGGATACCCATAGCGAAAGCGGATGTAGTTGCCATCGAACCATCCGCCTTCGTTTGAGTAGTTAGTGCCCTCTCTGTTGATACCGGGCTTGAACTGGAGCTTGGTCAGCGGCATTCATGTTACTCCGCATCCGCAATGGTGAGTTCGCCAGCTTCTACCTGACGCATGATTTCTGTGTAGTGGCGGTTGCCAGCCTCAATAGGAACCCACATTTCAACGCCGTCAATGGTGGCTTGGATGGTTTGATTAATACCATTTTCTGCCACATACTGCGCTGATGTAATTGTCATCTCATTCATAATTATAACTCCGCATCTGCATCAAAAGTGCAATTTAAAGAAGTATCCGCTCCTGTTACATCATATGTAACATAATAATTTAAGTTGCTTTGTTGTATTGCTGGAGAATTATTATAAACGTCACCTATTAAAGTCATAGTAGGGCTGGCCCTCTTTTGAACTTTGAAATAACCAGAACTATGAATTATGCTATCATTATTTCTAGGAGTCCCCCACGTTGGAACTTCTTTTTCAAAATACCGCTGACACTTAATTAACTCATCGCCATAGCTGCGGTGTTCAAACGGCGTTGCATCCGAACCGAGTTCTAATTGGACGCCTGTAAAGTATATATTGTTTGCAATATCATCTACTGCATTAACCTGTCCTACGACTCTGTTAGCGTTGGTATTAGCCGCCCAAGAGGTATTTAGAGTGCCTCCACTGAAGTCGCTGCCTGCGGCAAGCCAAAAGGCCAGTGTAAGGCTGTTAGCGTTGTCATCATCTATTGCCCCTGTTGTATCTGCGGGGAAAGTAATAACTTTGTGTTCCCAAGTGTCGGCGGTACTTACAGAATAAGAAGCAGAAACCTGACGAGTGTTGTCTGAATCAAATATTTCTAAAATGTAAGTTCCTGTGGTCGAGCTTTTTATCCAAAAAGAAGCCGTTAGTTTTTCAGCATTAGACGACCCTTTTTTTATAGATTGAAGGTTTAAACCTTCAAATCTTTGCGCCCACAAAGCATAGTCTCCAGCCGCTAAAGAACTGTCTGCGGTAGATACATCCAGCTTAGTGCTTTTTGCAAAACCAGAACCAGAAGGGACATCTGTGGATTGGCTCATATCTACAGCCGCCGCACCACTACGAGCAAACACAAACCTGTCTGGTCCACCGTACCCAGAGGTAACCCCCGTAACCGTGCCACGTTGCGCTACTTGCATCGCACCATTGATAATAAGGTTCCGCCGACCATGTACGGCGGTATCAGCGAAACTGTTATTTTGTATAGTGCTAAGTGCCATGACTCAAATCCTTATGCGTAAGGGCTATCACCCAACAGGTCAGCATCCCATGCGGCCTTCAGTGCAGAAATCGTAGTAGCGGATGAAATAGCCGAAGCGGCTGGCGCATCACGCAATGCCTGCTTACGAGTAACAGAAGCCGCTTTAGCCGCCGCATCGTCAGACTCTAACGCTTTCATGTAGACAACATCTTCCGCATCTAGCAGGGGCTTACGCACCTCACGGACTTTGTCCTTAAAAATTTCTTTGGCGGTATCAATGTCTTCGCTGATAACATTACCAGACAACGACCATGCACCCCTAAAATGACGATCAGCAGGAACGCTTACAGCAGAAGCATTTGCTTGATTGCCATCTTTATCGACAATATATGTATCAGGCATAATGAACTCCTTTAGCCTCTTGTTGATAGATAGCGTCATTCAACATAGCCGAAATGTCTAATGACTCTGATTGTTCCAAAGATAACACAGGTTCGGCTTTTACCTCTTCAGAAATTTTCCACGCATTGCGCCATTCACGAGTTTGCGGCAACTGATCTTTACGGCAAATCACCATCTTAGGCTTATTGCCCTTGTCCCAGTTTTCCCAAACAGAGCGCGGCACATCTTTGTAAATTAAATACTCAATCGCTTGCTCTTCCGTTAGCGGACCAATCGGCGCGGTTTGGTGTAACACATATCCGCGAGTATGCTTCTTAAAATCAGGGTGCGCTTCATCAGCGGCAAGTATCCAATACGCCCAAACAGGCGGAAGTATCCCGCCCTGCAATGCACACGCCATCCAGTTAGGGTCAGGCACAAGTATCTTGGCGCACTCATCAACGCTGTCTTCATAAACTACACGATAGTCTGACTGATACGCCTCTAGGTTTTCTTTAGCCCAGCATAGGCGGTCAAATAGGTGTGTGCCTTGAAACTCTGGGGTCACTGTCATGCGAGGTCTCCGTGTACGGTTATACCCAGTCTTGGTGCATCAGTTCCAGCAGACCAGTTTCCACCACCAGTCCAAGCACTACAAAACCCGCCAACGCCTGTTGTTGATAACAAACCACCGTTAGCAGCCGTTGATTGAAAAAACTGCGCCCTATCATATGTTGTATCTCTAGCAAATAAACTAATCGTATAATCAGCGTTAGCCATAGAATTTGTGTAGGAATAGCTAAATTCTCCAGTACCGTGGTCTGTTAGACTTGCGGCATTGAAACTGTCATCTATTGCCGCTGTTCCAGAACCATTAAATCTTATCCAACTTTTCGCACTACCATTCACCACATAAGATGTATCAAGTGACCCAGCGGTGCTGTGTTCAATCTGGTCTGCTATAATTTTTCCAGCCATTATGCGAGGTCTCCATCAAATGAAACAAATATTAAAGAAGCGTCAACTCCAGTAGGGTTGGCATTCCAAGTACGCATTGCATTTATGCCTGTGCTTACTACTGTATTGATTTCAGATGTTGAATAATTTCCGCCAGAAGCATTGCAAGATGTTGTAGGACAATAATCTGCGCTGGAAAAAGAATTAGTTACATTAACGCCATAACTTCCTGTTCCATCATCATCAAGACTACTTAGATTTAATGAGTCACGAGCCGCAATAGTACCTGTGCCATTAAAATTCACCCACGCCTTTGCCAGCCCCTGTTGCAAGGACTGAGTAGCCGCACCGCCCTCGCTAGTCACCGTAATAGAGCCAGCAGAGGTCTTGCCTGTGAGATTGTCAACTAGGATGGTACTCATGCTAGGTCTCCGTGTACAAATGCACCCGCTTTGGGTTGGTCTACGCCACTGCCGTTATCACGCCGCACATTATAAGAACGTACTTTTGTAGTAGTTGCGTATGCAGATGAGTTACCACAACCAAGCATATAATCTCCAACTGCTGCATCTGCCATATGTAGTTCGTGATAATCAGCATCAGCAAAAGCATTTGTAAAGTTGCTTTCCACTGTTCCTGTTGCAACATCTGTTATTGAAGCGAGGTTTAAACTTTTTCGGATTGTATTACCGCTATTTAAATTGATTACTGAAAACGCCTTCGCCGCACTCTGCTTAGTCAGCGTTACAGGGCTGGAGCCATCACTAGCCGTAATTGTGTCTGCTCTTAACTCGCTCATGCTATCACCAAATTCCCATTAACCGTGATGGTTTTGCCAGTAGCCACCGTCAACGGACCCGCGCATAGAGCATTTTCACCCGATGCAATGGTTACATCTGTGTTTAACTCCGCCTCATGCACCCTAAAAATATCGCCTTTACCGCCCGTGTTTACAGGACCATTATCCCCGTCATACGAGCCGCCACCAGCCCCCGATGTGCCGCCGTTAAAGGTTGCCGTGCCAGTGAACACGACATTCCCGGAGAATGTGCCGCCATCAGACGCCGATACCGTGTCCGATACCGAGAAAATACCGTAAGCAACAATCTCCACCAGATCGCCTGCCGTTGCGCCAGATACCAGCGTCACAGAGGTCTTGGTGGTAGCCGTATAGTCAGTTGTGTCCTGCAACAGGACGCCGTTCAGGTAAACATCCACATATCCGCCATCCTGATACTTTAGGGTGCGCCCATGTATATCCGCACCGCTGAACAGGGTCTGGCTGGCAGAAGCGGTGTAATAAAACCGCCCCCTTACATTATTTTTGGGACTGTTACCTATATACGGCATTAGTCAGCCTCCTGAATTGTTAACTCACCCGCCTCAACTTG